GTCAGGGTGTTTGCACACCCCAGTGACCAGAACTGAACGCTATTTGTTTTGTCTGTTTCCATGATCAACACAAGGCGCCAATGAGATGCGCCAAGTCATCAGCAAGGTCATTGATGTCATCAATACCCATGCTTGGATGCAGCTCACTAAGTTCATCAGCCAGCGTGTCAATGATGTCAATAATCGGGCTGTCAATGGTCAGACCGTTCCGTTTAAGGACTGCGAGTGCTTGTTTGCGGTTCATGTTGTCTCCCTGTTTGTCTTGCCCCCTATATATAGGGCAGCAGATCACAAAAGACAACATTTTAAACCATCAAGCCGTTGCTTTGTGGGGTTCCTCATTCAACCAGCGCTGCATCATTGACCATGAAAGCCGCGTCTGCGCATCCATGGTGGCGTCATCAAGGTAATACAGTCGCTGCCTGCCTGGGCCTGCAGGCCTGATGCTGAGCAGCTTGACGCCACCAAAGCGCAGCAGCTGCTGCAGCTGGGCAAACGGCTTGCCCCTGGCGTCAGACCTGCGCTTGATGCCGCCTACCTTCATCCAGGGTGCTGCAATGTGCAGCAGCTTGACTGCCTGGGCTCTGGAGATGTGGCGCCTGCCATCCTTGACTGGTAGCTGCACCAGCGCCTGCATCAGCACTGCAAGGCACCTGGCACGCGGTATGGCTGGTGCAGCAGTCATGAAGGTCTTGCGCTTGCTGGCTTTGACTTCTGCAGCTGCCAGCTTGTCTTCTTCCCCTGCTGCAATGCAGAGCGCAGCAGCAAACACCCTGGTGCGTGCAGCCCACTGCTGACGCTTTGTCCGGTGTGCGATGTCTGCACGGTCAGCAGTGCTGCTGGTGGTGTACCCAGCTCCATAGATGCCCTCGAATACTGCAGCCTTCCACTGGTGGTATTCCTCGTCAGTCTCTGCCCCCTGAGCTTCTACGCGCTCAACATCAGCAGGCGCCAGTGCAGGCGCATCAGCAATGGCCAGGGCTTCTGCTGCATCCCTGTCAGCCAGTGCGCTTGCCACTTCCCTGCTGAAGTCGAGATTGCCAGCACCAGCAATGTCAGTGACATGGTGGCCGATAGCAAGCCACGGCACCACCCAGCGCAGCCCATGCTGATAGGCAGAAGCCAGCACTGTTGCCTGCATCCATCCCAGGCGCTGACTATCTGGTGACATCATCCAGTCACTTGCCAGCGTCAGGCCCTTCTTGATGTTGGTTAGGGCATAGTCACCAGCTGCCAGCCGGGCTTCTGCTTCTTTGACCTGCCCCTGGACATCAGCGCGCCAGTCAGTCACTGGGTCAGCCAGATAGCCACTGATGGTGATGACCTTGTGCCGTGGCTTGCGTATCCGGTGCGCAGCTTGTTCAACATGCAGCGCAGTGGTGACCATCCCCCTGCCCAGCAGCACATGCACCCTGTCATAATGGTCTGGCAGGTCATAGCTGACGCCAGTGGCCATGGCGTTGTTGTACACCAGCACATCAGCAGTCAGCGCCTGCTGCGATAGGTCAGCCCTTGTTTCATGGCTTTTGCTGCCCACCACTGCCACCACGTTGCGACCAGCCCAGCGCCTGCGCACCACATCAGCAAAGCCCAGGGCAGCTTCTCTGCCTGGGATGTATATCGCCAGCTTCTCACCATCAGCCAGCTGCTGAAGTATCAGCCCTTTGTGCTCAGCATCAGAGCTGCTGACTGTGACCTGCTTGCCCTTCTTTGTGGTGCGCGTCAGAGCAGGCACATATTCAAGCTGGTGACAGTGGGGCGCAGTCTTCCAGGCTTCCCAGGCGCCAGGAAGCACGCCAGAGCGCAGCCGATAGGCCGCCACATCTTGCAGCAGCTTCACCGTGCATGGCCCTGCATGGGCATCAGCCAGCATGACCCTGCCAGCATGCGCAATGCAGTAGATAAGCAGGTTGTATGTTTCACGCGCTGCATCACCAGAGAGCATGCCAAGCAACTGCTGCAGGCATGTTTCAATCTCATCAACCATCACATAGGTGTTGCTCAGCTGCATGGGCATCAGCCCTGCTGCCTTCTTCCTGATGCTGGCAAAGCACGTGGCGATACTCTGGCGCCTTAGATGCAGTCCGCTGTTGCTGTCAGCATGCGCCAGGTCAAGACGGTCAGCCAGCTGCTGAGCCAGTGCAATGGTGGGGCTGATTGCCAGCACCCTGCGCTGCATCAGCCCTGGTGCGTGCCACTGCTTGACCAGCTGCTGCATCAGCCACGTCTTGCCAGCGCCAGTGCGGGCACGATTCACCAGCCGTGGTGGCGCCGTTGGCCACTGCGCATGCCCCCTGGCGTCAAGCTGCAGCACCGTTGCATCAGGGAAGCTGTCAAGGCGCTCAGGTGCCATGGTGAAGCGCGTGCAGCAACTGAAGCAGCTGTACTGCTCATCAGTCAGGCGCTTGTAACCGCTGCCCTGACACAGTGGGCAGGCTGCACGCGCACCCACTGCCAGCACCGGATAGCTGCGCAGCCATTGACGGTACTGCCAGCGCTTCTGCTGCTGGGGCTGTCTTGCCTTCCTGGGCAAGCTGGGGCTGCGCCTTCTTGCCTGTTTGGGCAAGTCTGCAGGGTAGGCAGCTTCCAGCGCTTCAAAGAAGCTGAGCATGCGCGCATCATCAATGTGGTCATGCTGGTGCAGCAGCCTGACTGGCTTGCCCGTGTCACGGTGCCCCCACCCAGGCAGGGGGAAGATGCGCGTGCCCACATCCTTTGCACTGTCATCCCACCACCAAGGGGCGCCTGCGCTCAGCAGCCAGCGCTTCAGCACTGCCTTCATCCGGTCTGGTGACCAGTCGCCACCCACCCAGCCCAGCGAATCAGGTAGCCAATAGATGAGGCAGAACCCCTGCCCAGTCATCACCACGCGGTTTGGCTGGTCTGGTAGGCCTGCTGCTGCAGCTTCTTTGACCACCACGCGCAGCAGGTCAGTGTCAGCCAGCCACTTGCCCAGCTCCACTTCACTGGCAGCGCGCATGCCTGCCTTGCGTTGCTTCTTTGTGGCGCCCCAGCGCTGGGCAGCCCCTGCCCAGTCATAGGGGTCAACATCAATGGTGAGGGCAGCAGCTTTGCCCAGGTCAGCCATGGTCATGCGCTTGCTGTCTTGCTTGAAGAAGCCTGCGCAGGTCATGGGCACCCAGCCCTTTTTACCTTTCAGGTGCCTTGCCTTGACGGTCAGACCGGCTGGTATTGACGGCAACAATGATGCCGCGATAGAATCAACGTGAGAAGGATGCATTGCGGTGCTCCGGCAGGGCAGTGGGCTGCAACCCGTTGCCCTGCTTTATTATGAGGGTGTCTTGACCAGCAGCTGCTGCTTCAGTCGCCGTGGTGGCTTCTGCAGCTGCTGCTGAATGAACAGTATCAGCCAGCGCCTGACAACCTGGTCACTGAAGTCAGCAATGCTGAGCCCAGTCAAGAAGGCAGCGAACCGCACCAGACGGTGCGTGTCTTCTCTGACGAGCAGGGCTTTCCAGTGCGCAGGGGGCATGGCTTCAGCATAGCATGGCGCCCCTATATATAGGGTTGCTTATTAACAAACAGCATCATTGTGCAGGTTCGTCAATGCTTTTGCGCGGTCCAATAGAGGCACTATATATAAGATAGGTGTATGGTATGGACTGCCCTTTTAGCTTGGTTCAATGCCCTATATCCTTCATAGGTGGCGCCCTATATATAGGAGCGCTATATATAGAATATGGAGGTTAACCGCCATGCAATGCCCAGTTTGCAAGAGCAAAAGCATAGTCAGAGAGACGCGCACCCCGGTGAAGTTCCAGCACACCTTCTTGCTGCGGCTTGAAGCTGACTGGCCTGAGCTGGTGTGTAGAACACGCAAGTGCAAAACCTGCAGCAATCAATGGCCTACCGTTGAACTGCCAGTCGATGACCTGCAGCTGATGCTTGCAGATGTGGCGAGGCAGGCAACACAGCTGATGCGTGCAATCTGATGTACGCCCCCAGAGATGAGCGCACCAAGTTTGAAAAGCTGACGCGCAAGCAACAGCACCTGGTCAAGTGGCTGGCTGAACACCCTGATGCCGTTGTCAGTGATGCCGTGGCAGCTGGCGTTTGCAGCTTCAGCACCGCTGACCGAATCAAGCGCAAGCACTTGGCAGCCTGGGTGGGCGCCTATCGTGCCACGCTGCCAAAGACAGCAGCCCAGCTGGCTGAACAAGCCACTGAGCATCTCAACGGCTTGCTGATGCCTGCAGTCAGGGTGCTGGCTGACACTCTGGTATCAGGCGAGGGCAACGCCACTGCAGTGAAGACGGCGCAGTATATCCTTGACGGCATCAGAGCCCAGGCAGCAGCAGCACCTGCGCCAAAGTATCGCAACGGCTTTGAGCCAGTGGAAGAAGCAGAGCTGGCAGCGGTGCTGCAGCTGGTGGGTGAGTGACGTTCATCCCTGGCAGGGTGCCACGTGCTCTGGCAGGGAAGGTCAGCAGGTTGCTGTCAGACCTGCCCAGCTTTGCCCAGCTTCACACCGTGCAAGATAAAGACAGCAAGAAGCCTGTGCGATTCAAGCCCCTGCCCATGCAGCGCAAAATCTTTGAGGCAGTGCAGGCAGGTCACAAGCGCATCATCATTGTCAAAGCGCGTCAGGTAGCTGCCACCACTGGCTGCAAGATGGTGCTGCACCACATGGCGTACACCACCAGCTATGCTGCCATGCATGCAGTAGTGAGCATGCGAGATGACAGCGCCACTGCTCTGATGGATGATCCCAGGCGCTGGCTGGATGATCCGCCCACCCTTTTGAGGCGCCCCATTCAGACAAAAGCAAGGGGGCGCATAGTATATGACGACACTGGTGCCAGCCTGCAGGCCTTTACTAGTCGATCAAAGACCGGCTTGCGCAGCTTCACACCTGCTGCAGTCCTGGTGTCAGAAGCTGCATATGCTCCAGACCTGGAAGAAGTCATAGCCCAGGCTGATGCTGCAGTTGGTGATGGCTTGCTGCTGGTAGAGAGCACAGCCAACAACCCTGCAGACTTCTTCAGCCAGCTGGTCAAGGGCGCCCCAGAGAACGGCTGGCACCTGCTCACGATGTGGTGGCACGAACACCCGGCCTATTCCAGTGACCTGGTGCCTGATGACTTTCAGCCCACCAGCGCAGAAGACCAGATAGCTGACCGCTATGCCCTGAGCAGGCAGCAGCTGCACTGGCACCGGACCACCAGCAGACGGCTGGGAAGTGATCACAAGTTTAGGCGGGAATACCCTTCCTGCCTGGATGACTGCTTCCTGATGAGGGAGGGCGGCTATTACGGTGATGAAGTGCTGGCTGATATTCATGTGGTTGAACACATCAGCACCACTGATGGCAGGGAGATTGAACCGCCCCACCCACATGACCGCTATGTCATGGGGGTTGATGTTGGTGGTGGTGTTGGTGGCGATTACAGCGCGCTGGCAGTGGTGTCAGTGTCCACCATGCAGCCGGTCTATACAGAGCGGTGCAACACCACCACCCCTGGCAAGTGGGCGCACCGCGTCATTCAAGTGGCCAGCAGATACAACCAAGCGCTGGTGCTGGCAGAGAGCAACAACCATGGGCATGCGCTGATGCTTGAGCTGGGAAACTGCGGATACCATCAGCAGTGGCGCAGTGCAGCTGGCAGGCCATGGGTCACCACGCTGCAGAGCAAGCTTGATGCGTTTGACACGCTCAGGGAAGCCCTGAGCATCGTAAAGATCATGGACCGCGCCACATGGCTTGAACTGCGCTCACTCACCATCCCTGCAGGCAAAGTGGCACCAGAGGCACCCAGGGGCTGCCATGATGATGCAGCAATCGCAATGGCGCTGGCTTATCGCTGCATGCGCGATGTGCCTTCATCCTGGCGGACACATGCGTTAGTATCCGGGAAGACTCGTATTGATGACTTGATCAGTGCCAGCAGGGCAAAGCGTATCAGGTCTTCCCGGCTTCCCTTCTAAGGCTGACCATGCTGACACCAGAGCAAGTGGCTGACTTCTACCATCAGCACCGTCAATACTGGGATACCAGACGCGATGAGATGCGTGAGCTGCGCAATCTCTACATGACACGATTCTGGCAAGATGAAACCTTCCCCACCCTTGACGGCATCTTGCGCACTGAAGTGCCCAAAGC